ATGGAAAAGCGGCCGGAGTGCTCAAAAGAACAAACCGACCACTTCCATCAAGGATTTCCGCGCTCAAAGCTTATCCAAGTCAAGATCGTCTGATTTCTTAGAATCAGCCGTTTCTGACTTAGGTTCGGCAACAGTAACTACCTTGTCAGGATCATCAATATGATCCTTATAGTCCTGATCAATAATATCTTCATCAGGAGTTACATAGAGAGTTACCGGAGGAACCGGAGGATTCTCTGCTTCTTCTTTACTGATCCGAGAATTCTCAGAGAATTTACCCGACTTTGGTTCAACCGGATTCTCCAGCGAATCAATGTAAGCGAGAGCACCCTGAGTAATAGTATTCCAGCCCCGAATAAGGCGTTCATAGTTTGGCTTCTTCTTCTGGGATTCTTCGGTAATGGCGGCACTTTCGTGCTCATAGGGACCGCCATAAATTGTCTCAGGCATTAGTTCTCCATAGCATAGTTGGACTCAAAGGTAGAATAGATGGAAGAACTCTCCATATGATCCACAGGAATATCATTTGCATTACTGCGCATCTGATCATAATTGAATTGTTCTGCCGGAGAGGTCGCATTCAGATAATTGGTCTGTGGCGGCCTTTCTACTACCGTACTGAAAGATAGATCAGGCATCAACGTCATGAAATAGCGGAGGCTATCTGGAGCGTCGTCGTCTTTCTTATGGATGGTTCCCTTTGGGGCATTCTCTGATTCCAATTTCTTAGAAGCATATGTAGCCCAACGCAACCTTCCCATTTGATGCTCAAGGGTTGTGCAATTTTCGGTATATTGCCAGAATGGTCGATTCTTTTCTCGGGGATCATCATCTGGACGCATATACTGTTCGATTTTAACAAGGCCGATATTAACTTCACGCGGTACGGAGTCAACAGCAAGATAGATTCCATGCCGGGCGTATTCAGCGATATCTGAAGTTCCGGTATTTGATCTGGTTTGCTTAAGTGCAGGATCGCCCGTTCGCATATAAACGTTGATATTGTTCTCTCGTTCATATTGAAGAACTTTATGAGCCCAATCTTCGATAGTGACGAATGAATCAACCATTTCATGGAAAGTGGTAATATGTCCATTAGGCTCAACTGCGTGCCAAAGCCATGCTGACGGGTGCGCCCAGCCGATATCAAGGGAGGTATAGATTCGCATTTCAGGCGTGATCTTGAAATCGAAGTTGACTTTATGAACGTCTCTATCGAATTTCTTGAATACACGACCACCCAATTGTACGAAGTGTCCGTGTTCACGAGCGGCCCTTTCTTTAGGATCAAGAGTAGAAAGATATTCTTCTGCCGCTTCTGGCGTAATATGCGGGTTATCCAACATATCAGCCTGAACAACACAATACCGGGCTTTATCCGGCGCTTTCTCCCAAGGCTCAAAGATATCGTCATATACCCAAGTCATACCATCAACCGGAGTCATAGACAGCCACCAGTCCCCATGAGTATCAACAAGACGAGCTTTACACTCATTGAAGATAGTCTTAGGTGGTTCTTCATCGAAAGAACAGAAATGTCGAGAAGTACCGGCGAACTTATCCAAGTCCTGATCGTAAGACATAAACTCAATAAATGACCTGTTATTGAGGGTCAGAGTTTTATGCTCTTTATCGTAAGACTTTTCCCAGTCAGCACCAATAAGATATTTCTCTGGTAGCCATTGCTGGAATAGCGGAAGAATAATCTTGTCCAGACCGTTAACAAAGTCAACACATACTAAACGGCCGCGAACTGGCTCAATTGGCATCTTTCTGTGAGGATGCGTTTTAGTGAGCCACATAATACATTCAAGGACATTTGCGATAGTTTTACCTGCGCGGTTACCTCCAATATAGAGGCGTCCCTTTTTATCTGACTGATGAAATAGACTCTGCTTCTTATGGGGTTCATATCTTGTGAGGTTTGGGAGAGCGGCTGTATTAGATAGCTTCTCCCCAAACATCGCAAGCATCCCATGAATATCTAAATCCTGAGTGGGATTACGTGCGGCCATTTAGTTCCTCGCAATAGCCGCATTAGCCCAGAACATAGCTTCTTCAATCTTGGTCATTGCCAGAGCTTTTTCCCTACCTTCTGGAAGCATTCGCTCAAATTCAATAGCCAATGAACAGGCATGTGCCCTAACATCTTCATGATCCTGAATCTTAGTTTCAGTCTTAGGGGGATGATATCCAAAGCGGTGAATAAGTTCCTGCATCTTACGATTGATATTATCCAGAATGATATCTGCCACAGTAACGCTCCTTATGTTGATGAATCGGTTGCTCCGAGTCTCACCATAAGCGCATTAATACTTCCAGCCCAAGAGGCAGAACCTTTAGCCCCTGTAATAGTCTGTCCCTCCAAAAGAAGGGCACTATCATTACCATCATGATTGTGCCCTCCAGATGCGGCCTGATTAACTCCCGGTCCAAGAGTGTGATGCAAAGATTGCTGGTCTGTATCTGTATCTGCGTTCATGTGAAATTCTCTAACGCTGATAGGATCAGGACGACCGAATTTACCCTCAGCCATTTGCAGGCTCCCTATTCACCACAGTAAGGCAATCAAGACACCATTCTACATCAAAGCGACCAACTAATGTGAAAGTCTGCGTATCAGCGATTGGCATATCTTTTACGTCAACGATAGAATTATGTGCGCATGTTGGCATTAGATTTTACCAATCTTTCGGATAGCAATCTTAGAGACGTTGGTCATTCCGTTAGTCTGTTTACCTGTAAAGCGAATTTCCAAGTTAGGAACAGGTGCTCGGAATACCTTAGTCCTGCATTCTGATTCATTATAAGGATCATTCCAAGTACCTTGTCCAAGAATAATATCAGGATGGACAGGATTACCGGGCCACGTTCCTAGCATCACAATTCTATAGCCAGAAGAAGCAGGACTAGAGGGACAACGTACATACCAATAAGCTTCATATAGCCCAGCTTCAAGCAATTTAATAGAACCGGACACACTGCCGGGAATAGCAAAAGCCTGACTAGGACTTACCTGCGAAGATTGCGCGGCATTGGCATCTGCACTAAGAACACCTGCATCCCATTCCTGTAAAGCCCCACCCCAAATGAATCCAGCATTCTGAAAGAGCTGAATTCGATCACCATTGGCATAGCTCTCTCGCAATTTGATCTGCGCATCAATAGCTATGTTATTGGAGTTGGTAATATCTACGTCGTAAGCTTCACCTTCTGCGGGAAGAATGAATCCGTAATTGTCTGTTACTCCAGACATATTTTATCCTTCGATAGCTTTAGACCCCCTCAGAGATATCTTAGAACCAATCCTCAGAAGAACTTGGGGGTCTTTAACTTCTTCTTCGATTATCTCCAAGAGTATCCCAATAAAAGCTTTAGCGTCAATCTGTTTCTTGCCATTCGGATCATGTTCGCCAGTAACTTCCATGCCGAATTTAATCATTGCCGCATCACCAGCGGCTATCTTCATGGCCATTTGTTGCTTAGCAATAGGCATCATATCTTTGAGAAGATTATCCATCGTCTCTTTATGGTGCTTTGCAAAAACAGGCTGAGCCAGCCACGTTTGATATTTATTCCAAGTTATTCCTGCATGGGATAGTTTTCTCTTAAGGTCGCGACCATCAGCCGGGTTTGAAAGAATTGTGAGTAATCCAAGTTGTTCGACGGTGAGACCTGTGTCATTAGGATCGACCTCAATACCAAGGGTTCCCATTCCCTCAATAAACTCTGAGCTACTTTGATACTGCTGTATATCTTGAATCGTTGGTCGAAAACCCGCACGAAAAATTCGTCCTCTTTCAGAGGGCTCTGTGATACTGCTATTGACCACTCCACTTTGATTTAACCCCTTAGGCCACAGGTCATAGATAGCTTCTGCCGTCATTGGTTTGCGACTAACAAATAGCTCTCTGGACAGCATTCGGATATTCATTTTTTGCCGACCGTCCAAATTAATCTGGGCTTCATAGTCGGCTTTTACTGATTCGCCTATTGTCGAAAGGACCATTCTTTTAGCTAACTGCTCGGGGTCCGTTTCGTCTGGTAGAGGCTGGGAGACGGGCGCAGGTGCCTCCTGAGAGGGTACTGAGTCGAAGCCGAAGCTGTCACTCACTGCTTACTCCTAACTGCTTCTAATACTTGCTGAATAGCTTCATCAATATCATAATGATAGACAACGTAGAAGCCTATAGGAGTAGTGGGATAAGCCTGCACCCAAACGAGACGATTTCTTTTAATCATCTTAGCTAAGATTTCAGGCTCTATCTCTTCTGCCTGAAATTCGAGATAACCTTCAATAGTCTCATAGTTAGCTGTATGGGGATTAATAGACACCGAAACTTCACAGCTACAGAGATCAGCTAATTGATTTAATGGGGAACTCATACCGGCAATTCACCTACTGCCTTTATATACTTATCAGAAGCTCCAAGGAATTTAAGACGATCCTTTAGCGACTGTGGAAGATTCTTCATTTTACCAGATTCATAATTATTAATTATGGTTTGGTGCAGTAGAAATGTTTTACAGAAGTCAATCTGGCTATAGCTGAGGCTTTCCCTCCACGCCTTGAAGCTACCATAATATGAGGCCAAGGAATCAGCAGGAATGAAGAGAGCCGTTGCGTCCATTGCGCCTCGCTCAATGTCTGCTTTGAGAATTGCAAGCTCTTTCTGTTGCCACAGGTGATATTCGTTTTGCCAATAAGCTTCTCCGTATTCAGAGTTACTTGCGATGTATTCGACAAGGGAAGCGGGAATTGCAGAATAGAGTCCTTGGATCGTTTTATGGACCGTTCCATAAGTGATTCCACTAGCGCTTGCGAGTTTAGTGATGGAATCAATTGGAAACTCTTCCTTCGCATAGGTTTCTACTGGGTTAATGGTCATTATAGATTCAGTTCCTTATTAACGTACTCTATGAAAGCGCACTTAAGTCGGTCAGCTTCGTAAGTTATCGCAACCTGCTTATCTGCATGGGATAACTTATTGAATACTTCAGTATTTATCTCTATGTGCGCAACAATGCATCGAATATTTTCAAGATGATCGTGTGTTGAGGTTTCATACTTTTCCATCGGGGTATTGAATTCAGCGGTCATTTAATAATCCTAATTTGTAGTTCTTTTGGTTTACCTAAAGAGGGGTGAACAGTAAAAGCAAGCATGTTATCCAAGTCTTTTGTCTTATGGACTAGATGCCAGCGACGATAAACATCAACAATGTAAACTAGGTAACTCTTCTTTTTCTTCATGTATTAAATGTACATCTGATTGAATTGTATGTCAAGCATGGTATAGAGCATATAGGAAATAAAAAATTTGTAGAGGGAGAGGGGTAAATAAGAAACTGGATGGAAAAACATTGCAACATGCTTGCCCTATTTCATAGTCAATGGGAAATTTAGGTATGGCCAAAGCAGGCCAAGAGATATCAAGACAAAGGATTAGTACAATGACTACTCGCACACTTGTTGAGGTA